GTATTTGCAAGTCTTGTAACGAAAGAATTAAATAATCCTTGATTTCCACATAAAATTATCGTATAGTGCTTGAAATGAAAGGGAATAATATGAATAAATATATGTGTCCGGGTTGTGGGAAAAGGCAAAGGAAACTTGACATTGAAAGAATGGAACTTGAAGAATACTGTGAACTTTGTAGTATGTGGAAAGACGAACATAATGGAAGTCTAATGGGAATAGAAGTGCTTGAAGCAGAATATGATGCAAAATACAAGAAAATAATGGAAGAACTAAACGAAATGATTAAAAAGGGATAGCATGACTTCCCCGAATTGTAAGTAAAAATTAGTAGTATATTAGTATAAGGCCTAATAAATGTATATACATTTATTAGGCCTTTTTGTTTTATTTAGATCTATAACAGCAATATAACACGGCAAGCTAATAAGAACGCACGGTAATAAGAACGCAAGCTAATAAGAACGCAAGGTAATAAGAACGCACGGTAATAAGCAAATAAGTCCAATTTATCCGCTAGCTAATGGGGCCTGTATCCCACTTCTATTTTTTTTCATTTTTGGTTTATTTTCGTTTTTCGCGCCATTATTATTTATTTTGCGCCATATAAGCCCTAATCGCGCCTATTATTAAATGTGCGCCATTATTATTTATTATTTTTACCTTCAATTCGTTATAATAATAAAGGGGTGTAATTTATTAATATAGATCCACTATTATTACAAAAACAAGATCTTACCGCCTTAATCGAAAAGTATAAATACCTGTTACTAAAAATTGTTAATAAGTATTGTACCATGGAATCGTATCGGGATGACTTAATGCAAGCCGCTTATATGGGGTTAATGGAAGCTTATCGTACCTTTGATAAAAAAAAGAAATCAAAGTTTTCTTCATGGTTATATTTTAAGGTTAATTGGGCGGTATGTAAAGAAAGGAATAATTATTATTTAATATCTTGTTCCCCCAATACCCGTCCTAAACGAAAAGAAGAATATGTGGGTCTTGAAGAAATTAGTTATTCCAGCGATCCTTTAAAGGATTTAATGGATAAGGAAACATTTGACGAAGAATATACTTACTTGAACAAGGTATTAAAAAAACTACATAAAAAACTATCTTTAAACGAACGGGATGTATTTTTACGGTACTATGTTAAAAATCACAAGGTTAAGGATATTCTGGTTAGTCATCCGAATGCTTATAAGATCATAGCAAGGATCAAGGAAAAGATCAATAAACTGCTATTATTAGACGGGATACAGATATAATGGGAATGTTACATCCCTTTCAACCCGTTGTAAATGTACCCCCTTTAAATGGGCCTTGTAAATAGGACTTTTCTTGGACATCCTAATTGCTAAACGATGCTGTGGTCAAGGTTACAAAGCAGCCTTGCGTCTTAAAAATTACTTGGAATCAAAAAAATACCAATGTTGTATCTATGGAAAAAAATGGCAGAATTTAACAAGGATTTTAAATGAATATGGCGTGACCTTTAATGAAAAAGAAAACCAAGCTTGGATTATCGTTAAAGAACTGGGAATTTGTATTAAGGAAAAAGAAGTTGACAACTGGATAATAAGGGATAAAACAAATGGATAAAGATAAAGAAGATATGCTTGCGATTATACTGGCAGATGTTAAAGGGCAGAATGAAGCCAGAATAGCCAAGGGTAAACGGCCTAAGTTTAAATTAAATAAATTACACCAGTCTATTTTAATCGAAAAAGCCGTTGAACTATATGATCGGGATAAGAAAAGCGAAAAAGAAATATCGAAATTATTGTGCGTATCTTTGCCAACCATTCAAAATTACATAAGGGGATGGAAATTTAAAAACGTAGGCGCTAAGGATTTGGATAAATTTAAAGAAGCGCACGACAAGGTATTAGAATTAGAAAAAGGGCTAACCAGCGAATCCCGAATTAAATTATTAAGCCAGATTGCCACCAACGAAACTAATGATGCACCAACCCGAATATCAGCTATCAAGGCTTTAAATGAATTAACCAGTTTAACGGGTCAGTCTTCAAGATTTTTACTGGAAATAGGGGTTAATAAGAAAAGCATGGCGGCTTATCTGGCCATGTTGAATATTCCAAAAGAATCCATTGTTAAATTATTGGCCATAACCGATGCCGAAGAAGTAGCTAGAAAAATGAACCAGCTTAATAGTAATGGGGTGGCGGTTATTACAACCGAATGCTTTAAGGATAAGGTTGAAAAAAGGGAAATTAAGGATCAGGAAGAAGATGACCAAGAAGAAGTCAATGCTACAAATATAACTGGTATTGCCAATTATTGTGCTAAAGATAGTATACCTGACAAAGGAAATGAAACCAAGGAAAAAGAAGTTAAAAAAGAAGAAGTCGAAGAAGACATCTTCAAGGATTTATAATGGTCAGCGAAGGAAAATACGGAATACTAAAAGATCCTTATCGTAATAATAAGGATAAGAATGCCAGCCGCTATTTTAAAAGCAGGCACATTAATCTTTATCCTTCCCAGTTAAAATTTTTATTTAGTACCAAGCCTGAAGTCTTAATGTCAGGTGGGTTCGGCGCAGGAAAAACATTAGTCCTTTGCCTTAAAGCCGCTATCGAAGGTTGTAAGCCGGGAAATATTGTCATGTTGTGTCGAAAACAATATACGGACTTGGAAGCCACAACGTTACGAACTTTAATCGAAGGGGATGGCAAAAGTAAACCTATTTTATCCTATGGATGTTATCGTTATTCAAAAGCAGAAAGGCGGATTGATTTATTAAACGGTGGAACCATTATGTTAGTTGGCTTTGACGATCCCATGAAGATGGGTTCTTATAATGCCGGTTGTGTTTTAGTCGATGAAGCTTGGCAGATTGACGAAAAAGAATACAACGCACTTGGTAAACGTTGTCGTAACGATGTAGGTTGCAGGCAGATTATGTTGGTAACCAATCCATCTACCTATGGACACTTTTTGTATCGTAAATTCTATTCGGAACGTATCGATACTTGCGAAGCCATAGAAGCTTGTTCGGAAGAAAACGTATACCTGCCAAAAGACTATATTGAAAACCATTTAAAGAAACAAGCCAATAACCAGCAAGAATACGATAACATTCTAATGGGTAAATGGGTAGCGCAAGGTAAATTAGTTTATCCACAATGGAACAACCAGAAATTTACAAGGCATATTGATGTTCCCAATTATCCTTATTACTATGTATCCATTGACTATGGATATACAAACCAAATGGCCTTATTATTTGTAGGGGTGGACGAAGATAATAGAATACATATCCTAGACGAATTTTATCAAAGCCATTGTTTACATAATGATGTCTTTATTAAACTTAAAGACTGGGAAGACAAATCACCTACGATTATTATCGATCCAAGCGCTGCTATGTTTGCAGCCGAATTACAGGAACGCGAATATGAAGTTATTAAAGCCGATAACAATATTCCCGTAGGCGTAGGTCGTGTTCGAAATATGATTAGTAATGAAAAGATAACCGTAGAACCCCATTGTAAGAACTTCCTTAACGAAATGAATGGCTATACCTTGGAATCCGATGGTAAGCCAGTTAAAATCCATGACCACTTGATGGATGGACTTCGCTATCTTTGCAATTATTTACAAAGCCCAGAAATGAATATGCGAACGCCCAAGCTATATTCGTATGAAGATTGGTCGTCCAAAGAACAAAAACGATTGATTAAAGAAGGAAAAATTGAAGAATTAATAAAATTTAGAAAAGAAATTGGGGATAATAACGTTTGGTTCAATCCCATGGTGGCCGAAAATTAATAAGGAACAAAATGCAAAAAAGAAAATATGTAAAATCAGGAAAATATACTAAAAAAGCAGGAACAATTATAAATCCTACCATGGAATATAGTTCGGTATTATTTTCTGGTGAATCGCCTATTATTAACCTTTCTGCTAAAAATTTGGTTGAAAAAAATACGGGATGGCCAGCTATTTGTTCTGCAAAATTAGCGGCAGTCATGTCTTCGATTGAATTAAAGCTTTATTATGCTTCTAATGTAAAAGAAACCGAAAAAATGATCACCAGTCATAAAGATGTTAGCCCTAGTAAACAAGCCTTATTAAAAAAGGCCATGAATGGAAGAAATTACGTTGTTAAAAACACAGATAATATCGTAGAAATTGAAGAACATCCACTAAAGAAATTATTATACACCGTTAATGGAAGAATGAATTATGCAGATTTCATCGGCCTAAATGAACAGTATATCGATACAATTGGCAATTCATATAATTTAATCGAATTTGAAGACAATATGCCTACTGCGTTATATCCATTACTAGGCGAAAATATTGAAATTGATGTTGCAGATGCAGTTAAAGGAACTATTAAAAAATATGTCTATTCACTTAATAATAAGAAATATAATTATAGGCCGGATCAAATATTGCATTTTATCAATTATGTTCCGGGTAATAATATTTTTGGAAAAGGTTCATTGGAAATTGCTTTGGCCGCTGTACTACGTGAAAACTATTATGATGCTTATGAATACTGGCTTTGCAAAAACTTTGCTTTACCTAGCTTCATTGCTAATTGGAAGACCCACAAGAAACTAACCGAAAAAGAAAAAGCCGATTTAATGAAGCAATTCCATCAGCGTTTTGGTTCGGTTAAAAACGCAGGTAAGCCAATTATAACCGAAGCAGAAGCCTTGGAAATCATTCAATTACAATCGGCTAGTTTACGGGAAATGAATTTCGTTAATGGAAGAAAAGAAAACTTGAAGATTATCGCTGGGGCTTACGGTGTCCCTACTGATTTAATCGATACATCTGACGCAAATAGGGCTTCTGCTTTAACGGCCATTGTACAATTTCTTGAGTTTACTATCTTCCCTAAAATGAATCGATTTTGCGAAATATTAAATCAGAATCTGGTTCCTTGGTTTGACGATTCGGGTAAATTATTCGTTTACTTCGATAACACCATCCCTACAGACCCCGAAGTACAATCCAAAACATTATCAACCCTAACATCTAATAATATTCTAACCATAAATGAAGCTAGAAACATAATGGGATATCCTTCAATTGAAAAAGAAGTAAAGAAAGAAGTGGTAAAACCAACAAAGGAATAATATGAAAAAAGACATTAAAGTAGGTAGTCTAAAAACATTTATTAACATAGAAGGACTTGACCCTGAAGAAAAACTTGAACGCAAGCAATATGTTTCTGACATAAAAATAGACGAAGGTGAAGAAAAGACGGCTATTTTTCGCATGACGTGTTCGGAAACCGATATGGATGGCGATATCATGGTGCCGAACGGAATAAATCTTCAACGTTATAATAAAAATTCACCCGTACTTTGGGCACACCAGCATTCGGCATTGCCAATTGGATTAACAACCGAAATTGCCAACGATGGAAATCAAGTTATTAGTAAAGTTAAATTTGCCGACACACCTTTCGCACAAGACGTTTGGAAGCTTGTTAAAATGGGCGCGTTGAAATGTTGTTCAATAGGTTTTATCCCTTTAAAGGGATTTATCCGTGGAACAAGGGAATTTGATCAATATGTAGCAGAAAAAGCCATTAAAATAGCTAAAAACACTAGGCGAATTGTAAGCGAATGGCTACTACTTGAAAATTCAATTGTGAATTTACCCTGCAATGAAGATGCCTTGTCTTTAGCAGTATCTACGAAGTCTTTAGAATTATCAGATGAAACCATTAAGAAACTTGGAATTGAACTAGAAGAAGAAATTGATTTAGAAATAATAGAAAAGCCATTCCCTAATGAACATGCGGGGCGTCAAAATTCACCTGATAAGTATGTTCGTTTTCGTAGACGCAATAATGCAAGTGGTAATGGCGTACATTTTATTTATGGAATTACTTCAGATGGAAAAACCGAACTTCAGTCTGTAAGATTTTCTGCTGATAAATTTACGGCAGAAGAAGCAAGACAATGGTTAAAAGATCACAATATGAATACTAATTTAGAAGCAGCAACGGGTAATAAAGAAACTAAAATTGAAGAAAAACCAGATTTAAAGAAAATAATAGAAGAAGATATAAAAGAAGAATTAGAAAAAGTAGAAACAGAAAAAGTAGAAAAGAAAGAAGAAGAAAAGAAAGAAGAAATTCCAGTTATTGTTGTTCCTAAAGAAGAACCTAAAAAAGAAGAACCTGATTTTGTAATATTAAGATATGGACCATATGTTGTGGATGAACAAGATGTTAAAATAGCAAAAATGATAAAAAAGGGTCGTATTATTTAGGTTGCGCTTTATTTAAAGTAGTAGAAAAAATAAAATTATTGCTATTATTTAATGGCTATCTACTTACGGGCATACTTTACTTAAATGTAAACTATCGCCAATAAAAGACTATCCAAAACAAAGTGGACCATTAATTTAAAGGAAAAAAATGAAAATTAAGTTAATGAAAGATAACGGTCTTGCACCAAAATATTCTGTTTTGGAATGCAAAGATAAAAAAGCTAAAGAATTAATAGATGATAAAATTGGTATTGAATATACCGACGAAGTAAAAGAACTTGAACAGAAACAAGCCATTAAGGAAAAGGTAGAAGATATGACTATTGAAAAGAAAGAAGTTGTTGTTGACAAGAATGTTAATATTCTTGTTAAAAAGTTCGAAACCAAGTCATTTCGTGATGCGGTTTTGGATCTAAAATCAGGTAAAATTCAGCAATTGGAAATCAAGGCACCCACGGGTCAGGATGAAACGGATGCTGCTGATGGCCAAAACCTTGTATACCAAGGGGTTGAAAAAGTTAAGGGCGCTTTGGAATTAGGTTCTGTAATCTATCCTAAGTGCGAAAAGTTACCAGCACCGGGGGCTAACGAATGGGGTCGTTTTGTTCCTTATCGTGATGAATCTACTGTTTCAACTACTTCTAGTCCAAGAGTTTACGCGCCGGGGGAAGGAAATACTAAGACCCCCAGTAAGCAGGCATTCGGAAAACACGATCTGAAATTCGGTACTGATGCAGTTGTTGTTTATCTAACTGAAGAAATTTTAGCCGATGTAAATTATGTCGAATAGTATGTAATATCTAGCTGCCGTGGTAAATTAGCATGGCAGCGGGACTATAACATCCTTCGTGGAACCTATGCTGCTGCGGTGCAAGGGTTTATAGGTGTGTTTGATGCTGGTGGCGCTAACTTCTACACAGAGCCAGTTGCACACGCTGCCACATGGACCGGCGCTATCGTTAACGCTGTTA